TGTCGCTGTCTTTTGCAAAGTGGCAGGCTTCAAGGAAAAAGTCGGGGATGATCCCGCAAGCTTCAATCAGATCGTCGGGACGGTTGCGCCCGGTGTCTTGATCCTTGGCCGGATTTAAGACGCGATCCAAAACAATGTCAGACGCCCGAAAGTTTACTTCAAAAATGTTCTGCATGTTATTTACTCCATAGGTTAAGTTAACGCGGCTCGCCCGCCGCATGTGGGATAATATGCGATTAATTTAATTAAAAGTAAACCCCCACGAAAAAGGGCCGCACAATGGCGGCCCCGGGTCTTATTATATAACGGCGGTTTATGCAGTCACTTTGTCCAGCAATGCGCCCGCCTTCCGTTCGACTTCAATTCTCGCGTCTTGGTGGGGAACGTCGCGGGCAATTGCGGTTATCGCCTGCGCTGCATCCCAAACGGTTTCGACCGGGCGGCCCTCTTCGGTCAGGTGGCGAGCGTTTGCGGCTCGCGCCATGCGTCCGGATAATCCTGCGCGTTTTGTCAAAAAGTCCAAACAGTCTTCAGCCGTTTTAGCAGTGCGGGCGTCTTTGGCGGCTTGCACCCCTTCGACAAAAGAATGCGTTGAGCCGTTCGCAAAAGATTGCAACGCGGGGCGGGCTTCCATTGCAAACCGATCCGGCGCGAATTTAGTATGACGAATTTTAATCTCATGAAAGTTTTCAACGCCCCACAAGTTTCGATTCATACAAACGCCGCGCAAATACATTGCAGCGATCCCGGCGGTTTTGCTGCCGGTTTCACTATTCCACGCATAAAACCCGCGGAACATTAAATCCGGCTCACCGTTCGGAAGCTTGCCCACTTCAATCGGGTTGCGGTCGTCCACAAGGAAAACAAACACGTCACGGTCCGACGCATAAAGAGTTGTCGTGTCCAAAGACACCGGCACCTCGGGATCGTAAACGGCCAATCCGTTGCGGCTGCCAGTCATCATCCCGGGCACTTTCCAGCGGCCCCCACTTTCATCAATCAAGTTTTTAATGGGCTCTAATATTTCCCAGTCAAAAATCCGGCCATAATCTGGACCGGTTGCGGCTCGCAATTCCCCGCCATTTGCCTGATGCCCGTAAACCTTAATTAAATCTTTACTACGGTTATATTTCAAACCCCATTGGATACAGTCCGCCGCAATGGGTGCGGGCAAGTCTCGCAGATATCCAGCGGGTGCGCCCGCTAATTGGGACAGCTGGCCGAAACTCCAATTGGTAGGGGTGTTATAATGTTCTTGGTTTCTGTCGTCGGTATATTCGACAAATATATTCCCCCGGCTGGGGTTTTTATCGTCTAAATCTCCGATTATTTTCATCTTATGGGTATCAACCACGCGGCTTGCCATGCGTTGCGAATCAACTTTTTTGTGCGCTAACATGTCATCCAGCGTCAAAAACTTTTGATCGTCGGGGCGGTTGAACCATTGTGATGAAACTGCACTGTTTCCGATGCCATGCGCGAATGCGTTTGTTGTATAAGTCATGTCTAAATTCTCCGTAGTTAAGACAAAAAAAACGGGGCGGAAATGCCCCGCCCCTATAATCTCGCATAATTTCGCATATTAATGCAAGCTTTATTTTATAAAAAGTTATTCCGCCCCTATATCACCCGCCACATGGTGCCGCACAATAGACCGCGGCGGCAGGCCTTTAACAAACCGCAAAAGCTTTTCCCCGTCAGTCTCATTAGGCTGCGCACCGTTTGCAGTATCATCCCACCATATCCGGCAATTACCAGCGTCCGCATAGCATCCGCCTTTCACGTTTAAATCAGCGGCTTTTCTTTTGCTGGGACCATGCGCGGTAAATCCAATGATAAAATTGCGATCTAATCGGGCGCAAAGTGGATCACCGTTTCCACAATCAGCGCAGGATATATCCCGGATTTCTGCCGGACACCTCACAACGTTAATATTATGCGGGGCCGGTTGCGTTTTCTTTCCCTGCCATGATTGCTCACTTACCACCGCAACGGACGGAACGCCGTTATGAATCGACGTGGCTGCCGCGCCTAAATTTTCGGCGCTGTAATTAATAACGGTTTTATCTGCCCGCAATTTACGGCCCCAATCAAAAACGTTCGGATCAAAATGCGAGTAAGTAAATGAAACACCTTTGGCCGGTTTTGCATCCAGCAACGCGTCAAGGTAATCGGCGTCAATCTTTTCAGTGCCTTTACCGCTGCAATTCATTTTGCAGGTGGTCGGGCAAGTCCCGTATTTTTCCCCGGTGCCCGCTCTATATGTTACCGCTATGCCTTTTGTTTTTTTGGCGCGGCTTAGTTCAACTGTCTTTAACATGGTAATTTCATCCCTTTAACTTGAGAATATGTATTCCAATGCACCGCCCATAAATCACGAAGCCCTCGCCCCGTGTCTAAAGCAATTGACTGGATACGTCCGCCCGTTAATGAAACGTTGTTATTAGCATATTGATAAGCTTGCGGCGCGTTTAAAAAGTTTTTTTTAAAAACGTGGCCGTTGTTAAACTTGATTAATAATCTCATGGTTTGCCCTCCATAGTGTATAAGATATATCGCATACTATAGCGCAATAAAAAACCCGGCGTCAACCGGGTTTAATTTTATTATTTTTTACGTCTTTTGGGCGGATCGTTTAAATCATCAACTGCGTCTTTTCCATAAAGTATTTTATAGAGTAATTCTAAAATAAACATTTAACCCCAATCCTTTTTCACGCCGTCAGATTCCCCATCGCGATAACCGTCCGCATATGCAGTCAACTGAGCTTTTGTCATATTGGGCTTTTCAATTTTATTTGACGTATATGTAGCACCCTCAAAATAATGCGGTGCCCACGCCCTATCATAAAAATAATCAGCCCGTCCGCGGTCATACGGGCCGCCGTGTCTTGCGTCGTGTTCCATAATATTCTCCGTTGTTAGTTAGATCTAAGATATTATGCGATTATATCGGAGATATCAAGCTCATTATCCTACCCCAATCAAAATCACCGTCTGAACAGTAAACCGGCGTAACCGTCAAGCCTTCCATCTTTAAATCCATAGCGTCCTTACCGTGGTACAAATAGATCATTTGAGGCTTTGTTTTGGTTTGCAGCTTACGGACCAAAACCCAAACACTAGCATGACTGTGCGTTGTAAGCCACGCGACTTGATGAGGTCTTAGGTCCACTGCGTTTCCAGAGGTCGCCTTCAATTCTACAAAATGAAACTTACCTGTTTCATCGCAGCATAAAACATCCGGAATGCCCGGCATGGCCCACGTTTCAATTCGGGTATTTTTCCATGTTCTCGGGCTCTTCTGCATCCCAGTCTTCATCAGCCTCCAAAAGTCGGCCTCGCGCTTTGTCGCGGTTCTGGGGATTGCTCTCTCCTTCGGGAGTAACGTCGATAGTGATCGGGGCATAACTTTGTTTAATCTCCTTCAGAGCATTCAGCACTTCGTCCTTGCTCATCGAATCGATGCTGCCATGACGGATTTCTGATTTGCTCACATAAATATCGCCTTGCGCTTGCCCCCGCCGATATTCTGCTTGAACGGCTGCCGAGTAAGCTCCGTTGGTTAATGCTGCATCGCGGATGGTTTGAAGGTCGCGCAGATGCCGCTGGTAATTCACGCCAAACTTTTCATCAAGCTCGGCGCGATATGATTGTATGGCTGCCACCACATGCGGACAGATATTAGGATTGGTCATCTCGTATGCTCGGGTATGCGCTGATCCTGCCGGATATCCTGCATTTACCGCAGCTTCCCGCATAGTGATTTGGCCATCCTTAGAAACAAGCTCTTTTACAAAAAGCTCTTGCCGCCTAGTCAGGACCGCAGCTTTAGTCGATTTAGGTCGTCCGCCTTTTTTGCGAGGAGCAGGAGGTTTTGATTTAGCTTTCGATGCCATGATAGTATCCTAGTTATTTGCAGATACTTTACCCTTAAAACAGCCCTATTGTATATATAGCTACAGAAATAAAAAAAAATAAAAAACTTTTCAGACCCCCTTAACGCACTTCTGGCCCAAAGGTTACACAAACTCTGGTTACGTTACATTTTTGAAAACTACTTTGTGTTACTTCTAAGTCCCTATATATAAAGAACAAAACACCCAAAGTTACACGGTTACACCGGTTACGCCTATTTTTACAAAAAATATTTATTTTTATTTCTGGCTGTATATATAAGGGAACGCGTTTATTTGTAACCGCCCCGTGGCCCGTGGGCCGTTATAGACTGTCTATTGTTTTGTCATCGGGGGAAACTCGCCCAAAAAAAGACCCGCGATCCGTGGACCGCGGGCTGTGGTTAGGCGTCTTCCATGCAATACTCTTCCATGAACTCTGCCATTGCTTCGAAGCGTTGAGCTATTTCACTTTGGTCGTAGCAACCGTGTCCGTCTCTGAGGTGGTGATTTACGTCCCACGCTAAGTCTTCCGCATGTTGTGGCATTTCAACCCAGAAAGTTTGAGTTCGTCTTTCGTATTCGACGGTGAACCCATACTTTCTTTTCATCTTGTCAATATAGCTTCGATGTTGGTTTGCGGGTTGTTTTGGCTTTCGGGCTTGATCTGGAATTATGATTTTGCCTTCTGCTTTCAACTCGTAGACTTCTTCGACGCGACACCTGCGTTTAACGCTTTTGTCTTTGATGCTCACGATATCTTTAGTTCGTCCGCAAACATATCGACGGCCTTCGACTAACTGAAAGTGGTTACCAGCAACAACAAGGAAGACTCGGCCCGTAGTTCTCATATCTTTGCTTTCCCGCAACCAAGCGGCGAGGGTGCAATTACGAGTAGTGTGTTTCCAAAAGCTTCTGATACCACACTTTTCAAGCGCTCTTCTAACGTGAGTTGTATATGATCCCCGAACCGCTCGTTGTCCGCTAATGGATCGGATGAGCCTTGCGGCTTCTCCTGTGTTCATCCCAGTAACGCAACTTATTACGGCTGG